TATATAATTGCTCCATAGTTAATTAATAAAATTGAAGTATTATAATACTTCTCATAGTGCTTATAAAAGCACTATAAGAAATATTAAATTTTCATACTTGATAAAACAATGTTTAAAGCTTCATCTTCATTTATATTAAATAATTTTTTATTCAATTGATTCGCTTTTGCTTCTGTTTCTTTTTCATTACCTATGAAATAAAATGGGCTTTTTTTATCTAGCTTGAAAAATCCTTGTATATTTTCTTTTACTAAAATAGTTTCAAATTCATTTGAATTTATTGGATTTGTATAAAATACTTGTTTCATAATATTACTCCAGTTAATTAATAATACATTTAGTATATATATATTTTACTATATGTAAACAAATAATATAAATAAATGCTAATAATTATTATTATATAAATAGGGATTTAATAACTAGAATCTGCGACATTATAAAACAATAACTATAATAACTATATAACAAAGCATATAATAAAAACTTAATACGCTGTAATGAATTAATTAAATAATATGTAATCTAATATTATTAATAAAATGCTAGTAATTAAACATTTCTTTTATACTGTAGTATATACTAATCATATACCCAACACATACTATATATTAACTAATATATATTAACTATATTCTTTATATAAGGTTGCTATGATTTTAATAGGGTATATGGCATTTTAATAAATAAAGACGTTAAAACCTTTACAAAAAAGGCTAACATCAGGACTAGGAGAACAGAACCAGAACATCAATATAAAGGCGATATAGTAAGCACAGAGCAACATTACTATTACTAGATACAATCATAAGCATTATGTATTTAATGGCACTGTATAGCGATTACAGAGGATATATTTGTTCTATATCTGTTCTAGTTCCTGGTGTTCTCTATTTGTTCTATAATATATTTGTTCTTGCTTTGTTCTAATGTAAAATATTTCTATGTATAAGCTATAAGGCTTGTATAAGGTTCATTACAAAAATTTATTTTGTAAATTTATTTTGCAGATCAGATGTGGGGTGGTACTGGTGCTAATCTAAAGGCATATATCAAACACATCCCAACTACCCATAATCGGCTCTACATAATATATAAAAACAAAAAAGGTTTTGACATAAGGGATTAAATTAATTATATGTGTGTATAACTGTATTGGAGTATTGATGAAAGGCAGACCAAAGTTTGAACCCACAGAGGAGAATAAGAAGCAGGTAGAATTAGCTGTTGGGTTTGGATTGAATCAGGACCAGATTGCAAAGCTAATGAGCTGTGATGTTACTACCCTTAGGAAATATTTTAGGCATGAATTAGATGCTGGTAAGGAGAAGATGGTAATGTCTATTGGTAGTCAGTTGTATAAGAAAGCTATGAAGGGCGACACTATCTCGGCAATATTTTTAGCAAAGACGAAAGCTGGTTTTAGAGAAACTGTTGAACATGAAGGACTACCGAATAATATTACAGTTAGTTTCAATTTAGATAAACAAAAAGAAATTGATGCAGAAGTTGTGCAGCAAAAAATAACGCAAGGAGAATAATATGCCAGGATATGGATATGGAAAGATGACTACCAAGAAAATGACAAAAACAAAAAAAACAAATGGTAAGAAAATGATGATGGCGAAAAAGAAAACTATGAGCAAGAAGAGAAAAGCATAATGAAAGGTGTTAACCATTATAAGAAAGATGGAACAGTTCACAAAGGGGGTACACACAAAATGCGTGATGGTACATTACACTCTGGCAAGTCTCATACCAGTAAAAGTGTGAAGTTGTTTCATTATGGTGAACTTTCAAAAAAGGCTCAGATGAAAGCAAGAAAATCTTGGAGATCATAAATGGCTATTGAATACAGAGGTGAAAAATTTTCTGGCTACAATAAACCTAAACGCACTCCTAATGCTTCTAAAAAATTTGCTGTACTAGCAAGAGCTAATGGACAAACAAAACTTATACGATTTGGCGACCCTAATATGAGAATAAAAAAAAGTAGTCCAGAAAGAAGAAAAAGTTTTCGAGCAAGACATAGGTGTGATACGTCTCCTCCTTCAAAATTAACAGCTCGATACTGGTCGTGTAAGAAGTGGTAAGTGTTTCCCTATGCACATTACCATTCCTTACACACCGAGACCACAACAAGCAGAATTACATAAAAATCAAAAAAGATTTAAAATTTGTGTATCACACAGACGTTGGGGTAAATCTGTTTATGCAATTACAGAAATATTACGACAAGCATTACAAATAAAAACAGAAAGAAATGATGGTAGGTTTGCATACATAGCTCCATACTATCGACAAGCAAAAGCTGTGGCTTGGGATTATTTATTATATTATACAAAAGATATTCCTGGTACAAAAGTAAATCAATCTGAACTACGAGTAGATTTATTAAATGGTAGTCGTATACGATTGTATGGTGCAGGTGATGACCCAGATGCTTTGAGAGGAATATTTTTAGATGGATGCGTAATGGATGAGTATGCAGATATGTCTCCTAGAATGTGGAGTGAAGTAATACGACCTGCGTTAACAGATAGAAAAGGGTGGGCAATATTTATTGGTACACCAAAAGGAAGAAACCAATTCTGGCAATTATATGAAGATGCAAAACACGATAATGAATGGCATAGAGCAATCTATCGTGCAAGTGAAACAGGAGTAGTAGACCCACAAGAATTAGAAGCAGCAAAAAAACAAATGGGTGAAGATGAATATATGCAAGAATTTGAATGTTCTTGGGCAGCTGCTATTAAAGGTTCTTACTATGGTAATTTAATTATAGAAGCAGAACAAGAAGGTAGAATTACAAAAGTAGAAAGAGACCCAGCACTACCTGTTCATGTAGCTTGGGATTTAGGAATATCGGATAGTTGTGCATTATGGTTTTTCCAAGTTACAATGGGTGAAATCAGAATATTTGATTATTATGAAAGTGCAGGAGTTGGATTAGACCACTATGTAAAAGTTATGGATGAAATGCAAATAGAATACTGGGGTGATGATTATTTGCCACATGATGCTAAAGTAAGAGAGCTTGGAACAGGTAGAACAAGAGCAGAAACTTTAATCAATATGGGTAGACGACCACGCATAGTTCCTAACCATAAAGTTGATGATGGAATTAATGCTGTACGATTATTGTTGCAACATTGTTATTTTGATGCTAGTAATTGCGAAAACGGATTAAATGCTTTGAGAAATTACCAAAGAGAATGGGATGATGTGAAAAGAGTGTTCAAAAGAAATCCTTTACATAATTGGGCATCTCATGGTAGTGATAGTTTTAGATATTTAGCTATGTCATACAAACATATAAAACCAGAACCAAAACCTAAAGATGTGCAAAAAGAAATGGTGCGTACTCCAACATTAGATGAAATGATGGATATGTATGATAGAGAGCAACGTAATAAACCAGAGAAAAGAATTTAATGAATGAAGAAGAAATAGTACTAAACGAAGAAAGAAAAAAAATTTTAGCAAGTATGCTTAAAAAAGATGGCAATTTAAATGATTTAAATTATGTGTTAAATAAGATAGAAAGTACAAAAAAAGAAATTGAGCCTTATTTTTTAGGAGACCCTATAGATTTAGATAGACCAGGTTATTTAAATGATGAAATGATAAATGAAATGAATGAAGCTAGAGTACAAGGAGGGAGACCTTTAATAACAAATGATGAAATAACTAATATTGATAGGTATATTAGTATGATAAGAAATGAAGAAAGGCAAAAAAAATCAGGAATGAAAATGTTTACAGATGATGTAAAATCTTTAATGAAAGATGTAGAATATAAGAAATTACTTGGTTTAGCTGATGCTTTAAGAAATCCACCAGAAGGAGCTTCTGGTAGAGAAGTATTAGATTTAGAATATAATATAGATAGAGAATATCCTAGTGTATCTTCTCCTATGAATTCTCAGAGATTAGAATATATTCCTGGTAGTGTAAATCAAAATAGATTAGGTATAAGAAATGTTGAAGGTAATTTACCTACAGAAATTATAAGAGATGATGAAGCATTAATTAATTATTATGAAAATTTAAGAAGAATGAGATAAAAAAAGGATATAATTATGGCAATACCTATGTATGGAAACCCAATGATGACTGAAGAAGAAAAAAAAAGAATGATGGCTATGGCATTATCTGGTAGAGATGCAGCTCGTATGAGAAGTCCTACAAGTATGGTTATGGCAAATGCAGAACAAGAATATTTAGTAAGAGAACCTGAATACCCTGCTGATTACACAGCAAGACCTAATGTAATACCACCAGATGCAGATATGTCTCAATATAATGATTTAACAGGAACTGGTGTAATAGGCTCTGGTGTAATGACTGAAAATGAAGCTAATATGCTAAGAAATAATGTATCTCCTATGGGAACACCTATGACACTAGAACAAATAGATGAAGAAATTATGAGATTAGAGATGCTAAAAAATCAAATGAAGGGTAATTAATGGCAGAAACTAGAGATGAAACAGTAAAACTACAAGGAACTGCTAGATATTGGCAGATGGAACTTGATAGTTCCGACCAAGCTGAAAAAGATTGGAGAGAAAGAGGTAGAGCTGTTGTATCAAGATATAGAGATGAAAGAGAAACAGATGGTTATAGTGCTGGTTTAACCAAACAATTTAATATTCTGTGGTCTAACACAGAAACTATGAAAGGTGCATTATTTGCTCGTATGCCAAAAGCAGATGTGCGTAGAAGATATAACGACAATAATCCTATAACAAGACAGGTAGCTATCGTATTAGAAAGAGCATTACAATATGGTAATGAGGTATATGCAGCAGATAAACCTATAAAAGCAGCTATAGAGGATTATTTATTACCTGGCAGAGGTGTAGTTTGGGTAGTATATGAACCTATCTTTGTAAAAGAAACCATAAAAGTAGAATCCTTAGATGAATTTGGTAATATGGTTATGATAGATAAAGAAGAAGAACGCATAGCCGACCAAAGATGTTATTTTGAATATGTAAACTGGGAAGATTATAGAGAAAGCCCAGCAAAAAGACCAGAAGATGTATATTGGAAAGCAAGAAGGCATTTATTAACTAGAGATGAATTAATCGAAAAAGGTTTTAAAAATGCTGAAGATATACCTTTAAATTGGTCTCCAGAGCCTACAGAAGGCTATCAAGAAGAATACTCTGAAATATTCTCCAGAGCAGAGGTATGGGAAATCTGGGATAAATATACTAGAAAAAGATTTTTTATATCAAAAGGGTACAATGAAGTGTTAGCAGAAGATGAAGACCCTTATGAATTAGAAAATTTTTTCCCATGCCCTGATTCATTAGTAGCAATTAGAACCAATGAAACAAGTGTACCTATACCAGAGTTTACTTTATATCAAGATCAAGCTGATGAACTAGATAGAATTACAACAAGAATAAGTAATTTAATAGAGGGATTAAAAAGAAGAGGTGTTTATGATGCTTCTGTGCCAGAATTATCACATTTAGCTGATGCTGGAGATAATGATTTTGTACCATCAGAGAACTTTCAGCAATTAGCAGCAAAAGGTGGATTACAACAAGTATTTCAACAAGAAGATATATCACCTATTGCACAAGTATTATCTGGTTTATATCAGCAAAGAAATCAAATATTAGATACTATTTATCAAATAACAGGCATATCAGATATTATTAGAGGTTCTACAAAAGCTAGTGAAACTGCTACAGCACAACAACTAAAAGTACAGTTTGGTAGTATGCGTATGCGTAAAAAACAATCTGAAATTGCTGAATATATAAGAGATTTATTTAGATTAAAAGCAGAAATCATAGCAGAACATTATGAACCAGAGACTTTAGCAGCTATGACAGCTCTTACTGTAACACCAGAGATGATGCAAATAATGCGTGATGATAAATTAAGAGGTTATAGTATAGATATTGAATCAGATGCTACAATTTTCACAGATGAAGAAGAAGAAAAGAAGACTAGAATAGAATTTTTATCATCTTTTGGTGGATATTTACAACAAGCTATCGGAATAGCTAATCAATCACCTGCATTAACACCATTAGCATTTCAAGCTCTACGATTTTTGATGGGTGCTTGGAAAGTTGGTAGAACTTTTGAAGATGTGATAGATAGAACAGAAGCACAACTAACACAACAAGCTCAACAAGCATTACAAGCTGGTCCACAACCATCAGAAACTGAAAGAATTGCTGCACAGAAAATGCAAACAGAAATGGCTAAAGAAGAATTAAAACAACAAGGTAAACTAGCAGATATACAAGCAAGAGAAAGAGCTTCTGGTACTAAAGTAGCTACAGAAGCACAATCAAGTGCTGCTAGAAGTGCTGCAAAAAGAGAGTTAGCATTACTAGAAAGTGATATGAAAATAGCAGAAAAATTAAATGAGGAAGCAAGAGATGAGTTACAGAGATAATTACGATAATATTAAATGGTCTAAATGCACATTTAAGCCAACAAAAGCTACAAAAAGAACAAAATCACACCAAGTTATGGGTGATATACAAGAATTTGTGTCTCCAATCGACAAAACTGTTATAGGTAGTCGTTCTCAAATAAGAGAACACGAAAGGAAACACAATGTTAGGCAATGTGGGAACGATTATACAAGTTCTACAAAACCTAAATTTTGGGATAATATGATTAACAATAAAAGAGGATAATATGACACAAGAAAGCACTCCTAATCAGGAATCAGCACCAGAAAAAGCACCAAATTTAGATGCAGTTTTGGAAGGTGCGATTAATCAAGCACTACCAACTGAAGAAACACCCACACCAGAGGAAGCTAAACAAGCTCCTCAACCTGACACTCCACAAAATGTGGAAGAAACTAATTCTGAAGAATCTGAATCTGATTCATTAGATCAGGTAGCTCCTGAAAGTGAAGCAGAACCTCAAGATTCTACCGAAGAACCTTCTGATGACACTCCAGTCGCAGCAGTTGATGGACAGGATTCGCAAGAACCTCCACTAGAAGCTCCAAAAAACTGGTCAGAAGACGTAAGAAGCAAGTTCAAGGATTTACCACGAGATGCACAGGAGTATATGCTGAAACGTGATAAAGAGATGACAGCAGATTACACACGAAAGACGCAAGAAGTAGCCGAACAACGCAAAAGTTTTGAATCATTAGATAAAGTTATAGCTCCAATGAGACAGCAAATTGCAGCAAGTGGTGTAGGAGAAGCCGAATATATCTCCAGATTACTTAATGCAGATATGGCACTCAGAAATAACCCAAAAATGGCACTCAAGCAATTAGCACAAGGTTATGGTATTGACCTTTCATCAATCGAAGAAACTGTGGATTGGAATGATTCCGACCCACAAATTGCCCAATTAAAACAACAAAATCAAGCAATACTTGCAGAATTAAATCAGTTCAAACAACAAAATCTGCAATCTGCTAGACAACAGACCGAAGCTCAAATCAATGGTTTTGCTAATACTAAAGATGATAAAGGCAATTTAAAATATCCTCATTTTGATAAATTAAGAGTTAAAATGGGTAATCTAATAGATGCAGGAGAAGCAAAAGGATTAGAAGATGCTTATGCTAAAGCTGTGCGATTAGATGATGAATTGTATAAACAATCTTTAGATGCACAAAGAAAAAGTGCCAAAGCTGAAGAAGATGCGAGAAGAAAGGCAGCAGTTGAAAAGGCTAAAAAGGTTAGACCTAGAACAGCTACTGCACCACCTTCAGGTTCTGTTAAAGCTACAGATTTAGATGCATTGTTAATGGAATCAATTAGTAAAGCAGGGGTAACTAGATGAGTTGTGGGATAACATTAACTTATAGAGAGGTATATTATGGCAGCTTCGCCTAACAGTACATTTACTGAAATAGTTACTACTACTCTTGCTGGTTATTCAAAAACCTTAGCAGATAACGTAACAAATAGTAATGCCTTACTTCGTCATATTGATGCAAAAGGCAACAAGCAAGTAGCTACTGGAAGAACCATTGTGCAAGAATTAGAATATGCAACTAACTCAACTGCAAAATGGTATAGTGGTTACGAAGTATTAGACACATCTACATCCAACGTATTCACAGCAGCTGAGTTTAATTATAAACAATTAGCTGGTAATGTGGTTATATCTGGATTAGAACAGGTCGAAAACTCAGGAAAAGAAGCAATCTTTAACTTGCTTAAATCAAGAGTAAGAAACTTAGAAAAAACATTAAACAATACTATGGCTACATCTTTGTATGCTGATGGTACTGGTACAGATGGTAAAGAACTAGGTGGATTACAGTTGATAGTTCCTGGTACAGTCGGAAACACAGTTGGTGGTATTAACTCTACTACTTACACATTCTGGCAGAACCAAGTGTATGACTTTAGTACCGAGAGTGTAACTCCTAGTGCTACAACTATACAAACAGCTATGAACACACTTTGGTTAAGCACTACAAGAGGAGCTGATGTTCCTGATTGTATCGTAGCAGATACAAATTACTTTAATTTCTATTGGAGTTCTTTACAGACTAACCAAAGATTTACAAGTGATGATAATGCTAGTGCAGGTTTTATGAACTTAATGTTTATGAACGCACCTGTGTTCTATGATGACCAATGTCCAAGTGATAAGATGTATTTCTTAAATACGGACTATTTATTCCTTCGTTCAGCTCAAGGTAGAGAATTTACACCTTTAGGTGAGAAGGCTTCTGTTAACCAAGATGCTATGGTATTGCCTGTAGTATGGGCAGGAAATATGACCTGTTCAAACAGAGCAAGACAAGGCATCATACAAGCATAATAAGGAGAAAACATTATGGCTTATATTACAGGAATGGATGTAACTGAAGTTAGTGATTCTGCTACATTTGCACTCGGACAAAAGGGTATGGATGCAAGTGGAAACACATTCAAATATATTCAATACGATACTGGTGCAGGAAGTGTTGCAGCAGTAAGTGGACAAGTTGCTTATTACTATGCACCATCTGGTGCTTCTGCTGGTGCAGTAAATGTAGTAACAAGTGATTTATCTGATTCAGCAGAGATAGGTGCTGGTGTTTTACAATCTGCTCCAACAGACGGACAGTATGCTTGGATTCAGATAGGTGGAACAGCAACTCTATCTATTGCATTAACAGCAGGTGCTGATGGAGACCCATTAACACCAACAGGTGCTGGTGATGGTACACTAGATGTAACTGGTGCAGCTACTTCAGCAGTATGTGCATTTGCTATAGATGCTTCAGCTAAAATAATTGCTTGTCAATTTGCTGGTTAGAGCATTATAATAGTGGGGGTGAAAGTCCCCCACACTAAAAGGAGATAAGTATGACAGGAAACAAAAGAATAACAATTTACAGAGACCCTACTGATAAATTTGATTTAGTAGAAATTAAATTAATAGGAGACCCAAATACTGTAATTTATAAAATGAAAGATAAAGAGGAACAGATTAAACAAGAATTTCCTGATGATTACAATGCGTATTATAAAAACAAAAAGCCAGTTAAAAGTGCAAAAAAAGAAACACCTTTAACTAAATTAAAATCATTAAATATAAACAAAAAAAAATTTTTCGAAATGGAAGGGATTACATCTATAGAACAATTAGCAGGATTATCTGATGGTGCTTGTCATGGATTAGGTAAAGATGTATTAGATCACAGAAAAGAAGCTAAACAATTTCTTGCTGGTGGTAAAGATGTAAAACCTCAACAACCTGTGGTGGGTGAATGACATTATTAACAATATGCCAAGATGCAGCTAAAGAAATCGGTATACCTAGTCCTTCGACATTAATAGGTTCTACTGATACTACTAATATACAATTAACAGCAGCTGCTAACAGAGAAGGTAAAAATTTAGTATCTGGTTATGATTGGCAAGTATTAATCAAAGAAGAATTGCATACCACACTTGCAGCAGAAAGTCAAGGTGCGTTAACAACTATAGCTACAGACTTTTTACGATTTAGTAATGATACTATGTGGAATAGAACTACAGATAGAAAATATTACGGACCATTAAATAATGCACAATGGCAAAGATTAAAAGCAAGTGTTAGTAGTGGTATAACAAACTATTTTAGAATAAGAGGTGGTAACTTATTATTTAGTCCTACACCTCCTGCTGGTGAAACAGTAGCATTTGAATATATCAGCAAGAATTGGGTAGATACAACTGGTGATGGTAATGCAAATGCAACAAGTTATGCAGCAGATAGTAATACAACAGTCCTAGATGAAGATATAATAACTCTAGGAGTAATATGGAGATTTTTAAAACAAAAGGGGTTGCCTTATGATAATCAATTCCAAGAATACCGATTGAAGTTATCAGAAAAGCAATCCAAAGATGGTGCAAAGCAAATCATTCGTATGGCAGGACCAAACAGATTATATCTTCCTGTTAACGAACCAGAAGGAAACTTTTCACTATAATGCCTGTTAAAAAAGTAAAGGGTGGTTATAGATTTGGAAAAAAAGGAAAAGTATATAAAACAAAGAATAAAGCTCAACGACAAGCCAGAGCTATTTATGCTTCAGGATATAAAGGTAAAAAATAATGGTCTTTAATCCTACTGGTGAGAGTACCTCTTTATCAGCACCTATTGGTGGTTTGAATACAAGAGATGCTGTGGACTTGATGCCACAAACAGATGCTATTCGATTAGATAATTTCTTTCCTGGTTCTACAGATGTAAGTTTACGAAAAGGTTTTACTAATCACGTTACTGGTTTTTCTGCTGCTGTGCATAGTTTATTAACGTATCATTCTCCTACAGCTAATAAATTATTTGCAGCTAGTGGTACAGCTATTTATGATGTAACTTCTAGTGGTTCGTTAGGTAGTGCAGTTGTTTCAAGTTTAACCAATGCAAAGTTTCAATTTGTAAATTTTACTACTTCTGGAGGTTCATTCTTATTCGTAGTAAATGGTGCTGATGCTGCTAGGCATTATAATGGAACTACATGGGCTACTCCTACATTAAATCATATTACATCTTCAAATATTAAGAATGTAGCAGTATACAAAGAAAGGCTATTTTTTATAATGAAAGATAGTTTAACTTTTGCTTATTTACCTGTAAATAGTGTAGCAGGAAATGCTACTGAATTTGATTTAGGAAGTGTATTTAATCGTGGTGGTAATTTAGTAGCAGCTGGTACTTTAACTAGAGATGGTGGTTCTGGTTCAGATGATTATATAGCATTTATAACATCAGAAGGAGAAGTAGCAGTATATACAGGTACAGACCCTAGTAGTGCTTCTGCATGGTCTTTAGTAGGTGTTTTTAAAATAGCAAGACCTATAGGAGATAGATGTGTAGTAAATGTAGGAGCAGAACTAATAGTAATTACAGAATCTGGTTTTGTTCCAATGACACAAATGTATGCAGAGAGTGAAACTAATTATGCAAAAGCTATATCAGATAAAATAAGTGGTAGTGTATTAACAGCAGTAACTAATTTTAAATCTACTTTTGGGTGGGAATCAATTATTTACCCTAGAGGACAATTTGGAATATTTAATGTACCAAACGATACAAGTGGCTCATTTGTGCAGTTTGTTGTTAATTTAAATACTGGGGCTTGGGGTAGATTCACAGGGCAGAATAGCTATTGCTGGGGACTACTGAATGGTGATCTATATTTCGGTGGGGAAGATAAAGTTTATAAAGCAGATAATGGATTAAGTGATGCAGGAACGCAAATACAAGGAGATGCAAAAACAGCATTTGTTTATTATGGAGGTAGAGGAACTACAAAAAGATATACTGCTATAAGACCTGTAGTATCATCAGATGCAGACTTACCAGTAAGTATTGGATTTGATGTAGACTTTAATGATGGTACAAGTGTATATACACCAAGTGCAGCTTCTACTGAAGGAGCTGATTGGGACACAGCTACTTGGGATGTAAGTTCTTGGGCAGGTACAGTAGCTTCACAATTAGTATGGAGAAGTGTTGCAGATATTGGTTGGAACGCAGCAATAAGAATACGAACAAGTACACAAGCTCAAAGTATAAAATGGCACAGTACAGATATATATTATGAAAAAGGAGTAGGTTTATGATACTTACAGATAGAGTATGGAAACTGTTAGAACCAGCTACAGCGATAGCAGATAATCTAACAAAAGAAGAAATAGAAAAAGGGTTGACTGATGGTACATACCAAATATTTATGGATGAAAAAAGTGTTGTGATTACAGCAGATTATGTTGACACACTTCGTATAGGTTTAGCAGGTGGAGAATTAAATAGTTTGAAAAATTTAGAAAAAAAGATTATAAAGTATGCAAAAGAAAAAAAATATAAATGTGTTGACATTTTAGGAAGAATGGGTTGGGAAAAATCATTGAAAGGTTATAAAAAACAAGCAGTATTATTAAGGAAGGAAATAGCATGAGTTTTGTAAGTAATATATTTAGTCCTCCAAAGCCACCA